GTGCGTCTACGAAGAATCTCTTATGACGAAGCAAGAGGTATCTATCAAGGTAGATACAAAGACCAGAGTGGTAAAGACCTGTTTGACTACGTTCAAGCAGGACAGACTAGATACTACATGGCAGGTCAAGAGAATCAAACATTATACGATGTAGAGTGGACAGAAGCCGACCAGAATATGGTACAAGAGCTTACTATCCTCTATCGTGGTGAGGACTTAGAGGTTACGTTTGTCGGAGGAGTATTTATGGGTACTCAAGAAGATGTCTATAACTCTAACCCATTCAAACACAGACGTATGTCTTGCATTGCAAACAAGTGGGTATCTATTCCTGTCTATGCTTTTGCAAAGTCAGGCTTCGAGCCACTAGACCCTGCAGGACGTTTTGCATACTACAAGTCAGCATGTTTTAAAGAGTTCTGGGACGATGCAGGACAAAACAAGATGCATCAGATTGCATTTGATGGAACGTACCTTGATGTTATTAAGCCACTCTTTATGTCAGGAGTAGGTAAGGTGGACTCTACTGTGATGGTTCCTGGTGCTACTGTAGGAATGCCAATGGGAGCATCTGTGACTCCTTATCAGCTTGGTCCGAACCTACAAGCTGCACTCGCTATGATGCGACAAGAGACAGATGATATGTCTGAGAGTACACAGGATAAGATCCAGTCAGGAGTTGCTTCAAAAGGCGTGACAGCATACGCTACTCAAAAAGCAGAGCAGAACGCACAGGTTATTCTAGGAGTACTCGGTCTTATGATTGCAGACCTTGTTGTACAGATAGGAGAACTTGTTATGGATGATATTATTATGCACACTACGGTAGGTGAGGTGGACGCTACTGTGCCTGAAGCTCTTGCTATGAAGTATCGAAAGATTAAGCTACAGGGAAAGGAGGCAGGTAAGGACGTTACCAACACTATCGAGTTCTCATCAGATATGATGGGAGAGCATATGACCAAAGAGAAGGCTAACGACCTTGAATGGGATATGTTCGACAAAGCAGGAGGCATGGATGCCACTACTCGTAACTATAAAGTTAACCCTTACAAGTTCGCAAGAACAACCTTTGCACTACGAATGGATGCAGAACAAATAGTGTCACGCTCTATGGGTACTGATAAACTACGAAAGGACAGAGCATTCAACATGCTTATGGATCCACGTGTTATGCCTTACATCAACCCTCAAGCAGTGGTCGACAAATATGTGCTTGAGGAATTCTCCGATGGTGATCCTGATCAATTCAAGAAGCCAGAAGGAGGAAACCAAGATATGATTAGTCAAATAATGGGTCAGAAGCCGACAGCTGAAATTCCTCAGCCCATGGCTATGGCTTAATACAAAATTATTAAAAAAGCAAACAAACAACTCCCTCTTCATAAGCAAGTGGCAACAGGGAAAAGTGTTAAAAATTATAAAAAGTGTGTTAAGTAATAAATATATGTCAAAACTATATACATGGGCAGCAAATCCCGCAAAGTTACAGCGAGCAATTGCAAAACTAGTCTCAAGAAATGGTACAGAAGCAGAAATCAAAGAAGAATATATCCTTATTGGTGGTCTTGTTGTTGAGCCAGAAGAGGAAAAGGTTGAAGAATCTCCTAAGCTAAAGAAAGCAAAGAAGAATGCTTAGTAAGCTACTTTCAAAAGTAATAGTGCTCGCTCTGCGTAGTGTTCGTATTACCGGCGAAGATAAGGCTAGGGTTACCACTGTGCTTCTAAGTAACATCGGTGCGCTTCCATTCAGGGACGTATTTGCTTACGATCTAGATGGTAGCGTCTATGTGAACGGCAAGAAGCTGAGTCAAGAGCAATTGATAGCTTTAAAAGAAAGCTGTAAAGCTCTTAATGATTCTTTTTCGAGGAAACTTATTAACGAGCAAATCAGGTTTATAGCTGTCAACGAAGGAGTCCATAAAGGTCTTAACTCGGATATGATACTATTTGCTAAAGCAGCCCTGTGGGTAATGGATCAAGAGGAGACAATGATATCCACACTTATGAACAGGTAACGGTTTGCATTCTATCGTGGAAGTATTACACTAATAACATAACGTACCTCTCACGTAAAGAGAGATGCACAAAAACGCACTTGCGGCTATAACGCAAATATCAATATATGACTGAAATAAATAAAGGAGATGGGGAAAAAGAAAAAGTTATACCTCCTGTAACTAAGGAAGGAGAAGGGGCAGACGCTCCTAAACCTGACGAACAGAATCCTTTGAAAAAAGAACTTGAGAAAGTTCAGAATAAAGGCGAAGGAAGAACCAAGAAAGAGAAACTACTTTATACTAAACAACGTATTGAGGAACAGCTCCGAGAAATGGAAGGTGAAGAGTCAAATGACTTAGACGAAGACGATGACACGCCTGTAACAAAGGGTATGCTCCGAGAAATGCAAGCAAAAAGTGTTGTGAAAACTGCACTTGATCTTACAGAAGACATATCTGACGATACAGAAAAAGCTCTCGTTCAATATCATATAAAAAACACCATCCGTACTACTGGTAATCCAGCCGAAGACCTTAAACTTGCGCGAGCAATCGTAAACTCTGTTAAAAACAGTCAAATAGCAGAGGAAGTTGTAAGGAAAGGCGAGGCAAGACAACACTCAAACGGTTCAGGTGGGGCAGGAAAGAGTGAGAAAGTTCTAGAGCTATCAGCTGAAGAACTTCCATTCATGAGTGCACCATTCAATATGACCAAAGAGCAAATCATTGCTGCGAGACCTAAATAGCCAGGTCACAAAGGTTTCTGTAACTTACAAAGTTTTAATTTACATTAACTAAATTTATGGCACGATACGACATAAAAGTACTGTCACCAATTGAGCTTCCTTTTTCTCAGACCCCTATTGTGGCGTCAGGTACAACCGCTTCTATAAAAGCTGGTGAGCCTACAAAAGCAGGATCAGCCGGTGCAGTAGCAATCATGGTGGACGCTGATGGTACATCATCACAGAGATTTACTGGTATTGCAAAGTCAGATTCATCTGAAACAGCATCAGCGGCAGGAAACGTACAAGTATGGCTTCCTCTCCCTGGTATGATTTACGCTGCTAAGGCTAAGTCATTTGCTGCGGCAGACACACAAGCTGAAATTGACGCGCTTTACTACAAGCGTGTGATATTTGACCTTACAAGTGGTGCTTGGACAATCGATACAGCTGCAGCAGATAACACTGCTAACGCTGTTGTAATTGTTGGTGGAGAGTTTCAGACAGGTACTGTTTACTTTGCTTATTCATACGGTTCTACAATTTTTGAATAAACTTTATTAATCTCTAATCATAAAATAACACTATGGATCAGAATACCAGCCCGAATCTAAACCTAGTCAAGACCGCTCTTGATAAGCTTTTTGATGAGGCAACAACAGAACAAGCAGTAACAGGAAAAGCTCTTGCTACTGACCCTCTTGTGTTTACACAAGATACAGCAACCAATGCAGCAGTTGTTTCAACTGTCATCGGTGGTGGAGGTTACTTTGACAAGACTCTTAACGACGTAGGACTTAACAAGAATGCAACAGTTTCTTCTCCTGCTCCTAAGACAACTCTTATCGCTCAGTTCAAGAAAGACTTACCTATTGCAAGAACTTTCATGGCTGACCAGCAACTCTCAGCAGTTTCTAAAGCGGTAAAGCAGCAAGCACTTACATGGACTGCTTCACAGCAAAGAAACGCATTCTCTGTGTACGCTCTTGGTTTTACTACACAGCTTACAATTGACGGCGTGGCTACTTTCAGCAACTCGCACATCAACGCTAACGGAGATACAGTTGACAACCTTGAGACAGGCGCTCTTACAGATGCTAACCTTAATATCATGGTTAACTCACTTCGCACACAGCTTTCACAAACTGGTGTAGTTCTCGGATACGAGCCTAAGTTCCTTCTTACTCCTTCAATCACTCATCAGACTGGTATGACGGTTGCTAAGTCAGTTCTTAGAGCAGGAACAGGAAACAACGATCTTAACTACTTTTCAGAAATGTATCCTGGAATGAAGGTTGTGTACTCTCCATTCCTTGACGCTACTTCTACAACTGCATATTTCCTCGGATCTAACTCTCACGGAATTGTGCGATTTGAAAGAGAAGCTTTCTTCACAAAGCTTGTGAACTGGGATAATGATCTTAACGACCAATACCGCTACAAGATGAGAGCGCGCGAGGAAGTTGATGCTATCGAATATTCAGCTCTTGTCGGTTCAACGGGAACTACAGCGTAGTCTTATTAACTAAATTAATAAACCACTATGTCTTTCACAACTCCACAGTGTACAAACTTTACAAGAGTTGACGTAGACAACGGTACAGGTGTATCGACTGCAGGAGCTGCAACAGTAAACGCTCAAGTAGGACAGATAACTACTGAAGCACTTACTACAGCGGCAGGAGCAACCTATACCTTTACTCTCACTAACTCTTTAATCAGAGCAACGTCAGTTGTTTTGGTAACGGTAGGAAGAGGAACAGCAACGACTGGAGAACCAGTTGTGCAGTTCTTAACTCCTGCTGCAGGGTCTGCAGTAATCTTAGTTCGTAACGTAGCAGCAGCTGCTGCACTTAACGGTACAATTACGGTTAACTTCGCAGTCTTCAACATGGCGTAGTGCCTACTCGATTCATGACTCACAAGTCGTGAGTCGGAATAGGTATTAACATTATTAAAATAAAACAAAACTATGCAAGGACAATTTAATCCAATCACAATCACGTTAGCTGCAAACAGAACATCTCTTGTGCAACTTACTGCTCAAGGCGATCTTAAAACGTCTGATTCAGCACTTTACGTGAATACTGCAGCATCTGTGCTTATAAAAACTGGTCCAGGCAATCTTGTTGGAATGACTATCAACTCACATATAACAGGCACAGTAAAGTTTTGGGATAACACATCTGCTGCTACAACAGTCCTTGTAGAAACGATGACACTGGCTGTCGGAGAAAGAAACATTCCATTCTATGGGGCTAAGTTCAACACAGGTCTGTTCATAACCATTGGTGGAACTGCTAACGTAACTGTATACTACAACTAACACTATGGCTGTACTTAAAACCGTATCAAATCTTAGAGATTCGGTGGCAGCTCTCCTCAGTGGTGTTGACATTGATAACGTCGAAAATCTGAACGGCGCGCTCGAACGTGCGGCACGTACTTTAGTGCAAAAAGCTGATGTTCCAGAAGCTTCTGGAAAGCAAAACATTGTGCTCTATTCAAATGTCTATAACTATCTTTGTGACAGCAATATATTCGGCACAGCGGTCAACGATATCAGGCCACAAGGGGTGAGTAGACTTGCAAGCGACACAGTGGCAAAGCGTCCGGGAGAGCAATTTGATCGCACAAAGGGTTATCTTCCTAATGGGACAATGTTTACCTTTGAGTATATAAACGGTGCTCCGACCATTCGCATCGTTTCTCAGCAACCAACCCAGCATATCAACCTTGACCAGATGAACGCTGCGACAGGTTGGGCGGCAGCAGGAAGCGCATCAGCTCTTACTCAAGACACGGGAGTATTTTACGAGTCACCTGCCTCACTTCGCTTCCTACTCACAGGCTCTTCTACTGGAACACTTACAAAAACCCTTACCAACCCCCTTGATATGACCTCTTATGAGGACGTAGGAGTAGCATTCCTTGCAATCCGCATACCAGACGGCGCTACAGCCTCAAATCTTACGTCTATCGGGCTAAGAGTAGGGTCAAACGCTTCAAATTATGACACCGTATCTAGCACGACTGGCTTTCTAGGTGCTTGGGTATCAGGTGACTGGCTACTTGTAGCCTTTGACTTCTCTGCTGCAACCTCTACCGGGACACCAACGTGGAGCGCTATTGACTATGTGCAAGTGTCACTTGCCCATACCGGAACATTCACCAACTTTAGAGTAGGAGGGCTTTGGATGTCGCTTCCTTCTCCTGCGCAGATACTTTATCAGTCAGCAGCAATCTTTAAGGCATCAGGTGCGGCTGCTTCTACGACTATAACCACAGTAGATGACCAAATACTGCTTAATGACCCAGCTTACACGCTGTATGAGTACGAATCAGCTATCTCTATCTTGTTTCAAACTGGGGGTGGTTCAAACGATTCAACTATCGCTAAGTTTACCAACGTCTTACAAGGCAATGGTTCGGATTCTTTTGGGTTATACGGTCTTTATCGAGGAGACAACCCTAGTGAGGAAATAAGAACTGTTGGAAGTTATTATGATTAAACTATGTCAGATCAAGCCGGAAACAAAAACTTTGACATAAAAACTATCTCAGATTTCTCTGGGTATATTTCGTCTATTGATAAAACAAAAGTGTCTTCAAATGTTGTTGTTAAGGGTTCGCTTAACATGTATAAGAAAGATTCAGGAACCTGGGCTACCAGAGAAGGGCAGAAAAGATTAGGGGCTATTGATACAACCCTTTCCCCTATCTCATCAGCATATGTGTGGAATACTTCGTGGGGCGCTACACTTCCACTTGTTGTGTCTAACTCAAACCTTTATGTAGTTTACGGAGCTTCTTCTACATGGTACTCCTTAGCCTCTGGCCTTACTAAGACAAGGTATGTATTCGACAAGTGGTATGACGACAGTCAGAAGAAAGACAGGCTTCTCTTTGTAAATGGCACTTCAAGTCTCGGTAATTGGAGCGGCGGTATTTCAACAATAGCAAGCGGTAACTTTTCTACAGGACAAGTGGCGCTCATAGCACCAACCCCAACAGCGGCAGGATCTAACTACACAGTTGGTGATATCCTTACTATTTCCACAGGGGGCACACTAGCTACTGTGAGTGTTGACTCTGTAGGCACTGGTACAATACTTACTGTTGCGGTGGCAAACGGTGGTTACAATTATAAAGTAGGAGACGTTCTTACTCTTATCGGTGGCGATAGGGCAACAGGGGGTACAGTCACTGTGTCTACAATTGGTGGATCAGGTGAGATTACAGCTGTAACACTTACAACGCCTGGTATCGGCTTTTTGGGGGGCTTTGGGTATCAAGTGTCTGGTGGTGTCGGAAGAGGGGCGATTATAACAGCGAGCACAGTGTCTACAGCAGGGAGTGTAACATCTCTTTCGCTTGTTTCTCCTGGAACGACTTACACTACCGGTGCAGGAAAAGCAACAACCGGAGGGACTGGTACAGGATGCACTGTGAATATAATAACCATAGCAACTGGAAGGATAACCAAGCTAGACACAGCCACAACATTCAAACGGGATGGTTTTGCAGACTCTGGAGGGATAAAAATAGGGGCTTCTACCTTTGTTTATAGCTACGTGGTGGGAAACTTTCTAGTTGGCATAGACATTGACCCTTCGTCTATCGTATCTGGCACTGTGGGGCTACAGACTGTAACGACATACACGAATTTCTTGCCGCAAAATGCGCTGAGTGATTTCATAAAAGTAATAAACAATAGAGTATACTCTGGTTCCTATAACTCAAGACTCATTAATATATCTTCCTCTGCTGATTTTACAAACTTTACTGTGCCAAGTTCTACAGTGCCGGGAAGTGCTAACTTACTTATACTTGATAGTAACGCTGTTGGCATTGGAGTAAGGCAAGGAAACCCACACATAGGTTTTGGTAATTCTTCTTGGATGGTAGTTACTTATCCAACATACACAAACTCTGCTGGAGTGCTCTTAGAGAAGATAACGCCAGACGTAAAGCCGGTGGCAAACCTAGCCGCGCCGTTTGCTCATGAGTTTATAGATACTGTTGGCGACACTTTGGTTTACTTAGCGCAAGATCAGCAAGTGAGAACGTTTGGAGACTTTGCAAACTTATTCACTCCTAAATACCCTTCTCTTTCTCAACACATAAAGACAGAGCTTGAGGAGGAGGTCTTTACTGGCGGCGCGCTTAGGTGCATAGGTGATATGACATATCTTATAGCCCCTAACTCTGGGAAAGTGTACATTTATAAGGTAAGAGAATCGCCTGACCAAGCTGGAAATGTCGTAGCAGAAAGATTGTGGTTCGCGCCTTTTGTGTGGAGTGTAACAAGAGTTGATGTCATAAGAGGGGTAATTTATGGGTTTTCAAGCCAAAATCCACAGATATATCAGTTATGGGATACAAATCAGTGGTACGACGACTGCCCTGCGGATGAGCAATTGCCGTACTCTTGTGTGCTTGCTTTTGCGTATAGAACAACTGTTCAGCGTTCTCCGCTTCAAAGTTTTGATAAAATATACACGGAAGGGTACCTAGCGCCTGGCGCAGTACTAACTCTTTTAGTTAATTACGAATATGGTGGAGCAAAAAGCCAAACACAAGTGCCAATAAATAGCGTAGCTCTTCCTGCTTATACACTTACTCCATCAGTGCTATCTTTAGGAGACGAATCTCTTGGAGAGGCTTCTTTAGGAGATGATCTTTTAGACGATGGTATGTCCATTCCTAAGTTTAAAGTGATAAACTCATTATCAGATCCGAACTGCTTTGAGTGGCAGCCAGTGTACTTTTCGGACTTAGCAAACTCAAGGTGGGAGATCTTGGCAACAGGATCTAATGCCACGATATCGAAGGAAGATCCTGTTTACATTATCAACAAACGAAGAACTTAATTTAATAGTATACTAAAATAAAAATATGCCATATTATCCTGCTGGGGGAAAAACATATACACTAGGTGCTTCAATAAGCTCTACTGCTACCTCAATAACACTGTCGTCATTTACGCTCCCGGTGTCTGGCACTTTAGTCACAATGGCGGTGCTTAACACTGACATTGCTTATGGAACGCTAGACCCAAAGACTTCTTCGTCTGAGTTCATATCTTTTACTGGTATTACACAAAATGCGAACGGTACGGCCACTCTTACTGGTGTTACAAGAGGATTAAATAAAGTACATCCGTTTACAACAAATACAGCTTATAGATTACCACACAGTGGACAATCTGTGTTTATCCTTTCCGATGCTCCACAAGTATTTAACGAATATGCAGTACTTCGAAATGCCAACGTATTTTCTGGAATCCAAGAGTTTACTCTGCTCCCTACATCAAGCGGTGGAAATGCTACAACTGGAGATCAGCTTGTTACTTATGCGCAAGCTCTCTCTATGGCAACCGGAACAACAGCAATCAATCGTGTTGTAGTAGCAGGAAATGGTGGAGAAAATATTGCTGCCGGTCAACTTGTTTACCTACTTGTGACAGATGGCGAGTGGTACTTGTGTGACGCCGACACTGCAGCTACCGTGGACAATATAATTCTAGGTATTGCACAAGGAGCAGGGTCAAATGGTACACCAATAACATCTGGAGTTCTTCTTTTTGGTCTTGACTCAAACCAAACAGGACTTACCAATAACACAGCATACTTTGCAGGAAATACCGCAGGAGCTATTTCTGCTACGGTAGGTACTGTGGAAGTGTCCGTTGGTATATCAAGGTCTACTACATCACTACTTTTCTATCCGCGCTACAATCAGCAACTTACAGAGGATCAGCAAGACGCTCTTGTTGGAACTTCTGGCACGCCAAGCAATACAAACAGATTTGTGACTAATGCAGACACGACTGGGACTGGTTCTGTTATACGTCAAACAGCTCTTGATAGCGCTGTTGCTGGTAAGTTTGACGGGACGAGGCTTACGAGGCTTGCAAGTTACACAACAGCAAACAACACCACTGAAAATACAGTTTTTACAACCACAATAACAGGTGGGCTACTTTCTACAAATGGAATGATTCGCGCCTCAATGCCTGTTTATTTCAACACTACAGCCACTGCAGTCACTTGGACAATAAGACTTAAATACGGAGGCTCTACAATAAACACCTTAACTCTGTCAACTCCAGCAGGAGGGTCTTTCAACTTGCTTTGGGTGGGCGAAATTAGAGCTATTATAATGAACAACGGGGCAACAAACTCTCAAAATGTTAGTCTCCTTGCAATCGGAGGAGCAAATGGCCCCTCATCAACTAACTTTCACTTGGGCCCTGCTACAAACTCAGCGACAGACGCTACTTCAGCAATAGACACCACAACAAGTCAAACACTTGCAGTTACGATACAAGCAAACGTGACACCAAACTCTTCTGTGGGCGTATTTAACCAAACAATAGTAGAAACAATTAGAAATTCATAACTATGGACAGAACTAACGTAACAGATACAGGGTACTCATACGGAGGAAAAGATTATACCTATGAGACAAGACTGGATGCGAATAACAATCCTTACAGGGTTGATGTTCCTGTTGGGACAGCTCCTGCGCTTAATAAAGCGCCGGACGGAACAATGCCTTCAGTCCCAGGGAACGCTCCAAGAGTTTCTACAACTACCATTTCAAACACAAACAAGATTGCGGAAGTCCCAAAGATAGTTTCTAGGTTTGACTCTGTCAAAAACAAAGGTATCACCACTGACAATAGCGGTGTACCTCGCTATGCAGACGGCTCGCAAGTACCTGACTACACAGACCCCACGATACCGGAGGGTACAGCGCCTATTTATGGCACTGTGAATGGGGTAGGAAACCGTATTGTGGGCTATAACACCCCAAACCTAGAGCGTGGTGGCATGACAGCAACTTACTTAGACTCTACCGGACAATCTACGGATGGGACATCAGTAGAGGATAGGCAGACAAACGCTATTTTGGAGTCTATGAAGGCCACAACTGATGCTGCTACAAAGAGAATGCTTGATAACATACAGAGCAGAATGGAGCTAAGAAGACAGCAATTACAAGAGATAAACGCTAGTCAACTTGCAGGAGCACGAAACTCCCTCCTTATGGGTGACTCTACTGGACAGGGGTCTATGTCACAGTATGCGCCTCTTGCGTCTGCAAACATTGTGGGTGATCAGCAAAGACTCGCTATAATGGACCTTGCAAAACTAGACGTAGAAGAGCAAGACCTCATAGCGCAAGCAGAGGCCGCTAGGGAAAATGCTGATTTTAAAAGATTAGAAAAAAGCCTTGCTCTTATTGATGAAAAAAGACAAGCTAAAATTGAGGCCGCTAAAAAAGTAAGCGAGAATATGGCAGCAGAGGACAAGAAGGCTAGAGAGCAACTTGTGAACTCAAAACGTAGTCAAAGCATTGCTAGTGCGTACTCTCAAGGCTTTACTGATGTGCCTTCAATACTAAATGAGCTAAAGAGGCAAGGTGTGAACGTCACATCAGCACAAGTGGCTGACGCACTTAAAGACATCGTGCCACCCGGACTCGATGACCTTGTAAAGACTCTTAGAATAAATGGCGCGCCACAAGAGGTACTACAGAAGGTGCTTTCTTCTGCTAATATCAATGATGCATATAAAAATGCAGGAGCGTACAGCGCAGGAGGAACTGGTATTATCGGTGAATACAATTTCTATCGATCACAAGCAGAAGCTAAGGGACAAATCCCTGTAGATTTCAACACGTATCAAGATATGGACGCTAATAGAAAGAGGTCTATTGCGAGGGCAGGGGCAGTAAATACATCTGCCACAGGTAGTCCAGTTACTTACGCTAACGATTTAGAAGCTTTTGTTGACAATGTAGTAAACCTTATTCCCACAAAATTTGGTCAAGAAACTTTTAGAAATTCTTTAAGAAAAGCAAGGTCTGACAGTGACAAAATAAGAGTTGCAGCTACAGTTGTGCTTAAAGAGTCTCCTGCTACAGTGAAAGAAGCTTTTGCTAACCAAGCTGTTGCAGTAAAAGAGTTAGATAAAGCAATTGCACTTATTGATTCAGGTGTTAAGACCGGCGCTTTGCAAAAAGGGCAGCAGTATACTTATAACCTAGTTGGAAAGGACTTTGACCCTAAACTTGCAAAAATAGAAGGGTATATTACATCAGCTATACAACCGTATCGTAGTGTGATAACAGGGGCGGCGTGGGGCGAGCAAGAAGACGCAGAATATGCTTCACTCTTTGGATCGACAAAATATGAACCAGAAGAACTTAAGCAAAGATTACAACAAGTAAAAGAAATGATGCTTGATAAAAGTGTGCAAGGACTTTCTTCACAGGTTGATCCACTTAACATGAGTGACACCAACTTTTTTGAAACAAAAAACACTATGGTTAATAACCTTGTACAAAGTGAAGACGAAGCAAAAAAGATGATTGATGCTATTTATGCAACACTTCCTCTCGACACTACAACAGCAATCAAAACACTTTTTAACAAGAACTACACAAACGCTCAAGTCGTAGAGTACTTAAAAGCTAAAGGAATCATTAAAATTTAAAACCATGCTTACACCACAACAAATAGCAGAGATGGACTCGCTAACAGGACTACAGTCTTCAAGTGTGCCTGACGTTCACCCTAATGCACAGTCTAGAATAGCAGAGCTTGAAAATATAGGAAAAAGTAACTCAGAGAAAGCGATAAATACTGCAAAAGCTGCTGTAGGTGGCTTTTCTGCAGGTGTTGGAGGTATAGCACTAACAGGTATTGATTACCTTGGCAGAAAAGCTGTCAATAAATTTGGCACAGATCAGATGAAAAAGAATCTAGTAGAAGCTCCGTCTCTTCAAGACCAGTTTAAGTCTGAAATGGGAGGTGATGCCAATCCTAACGTCTACGGAGTAGGGCAGTTAGCAGGTGAAGTTTCTGCTCTAGCTTCTCCAGTGGCTACTGTTGGTAAATTTGTGCAAGGAGGGGTTAAAGCACTTGGTGCAGGGAATAAGACTGCAAAAATAGCACAGGCTGCTACTGAAGGAGCTGCTTTTACAGCAGGGCAAAGCCTTACAGAGGGAAAGCAACAATCACTTGAGGATTATGCAATAAACTCAGGGCTAAATGTTCTTTTTCCTGTTGCTGGTATGGTTGCAAAAACAGTTTCTGATAAGCTACCTGGTAGAATTATAAACTCTCTTATAAAGCCACTTACTAAAGACTTTGCCTATGGAAAAAATCCAGGAGATACAGTTGCTCGTCTTGGTATTACAGGCAACACTATGGAAGACTTTATTTCTAATATTGCCAAGGCTGAAGACGAAGCAGGCGCTACTATTGGGCAAGTAATAAAAGGATCACAATCGACATTAAAATTGGATATTGATCAAACATTGAAATCTATTGACGAGGCTATTGAGATTGCTAATCGTACGCCGCGCACTAATGCAACTCTACTATCAAGACTTGATGGAGTCAAGGCAGATCTTTTGGACAACCTTAGAACTATGGGAGATACTCTTGAAGCGTCACAAGGATTAAAGAAGCTTGTTGGTGATCTTACTAAGTGGACAGGAGCTGCATCAGACGATGCGGCAGTTAATAAAGCTCTACAGAAAACCTACACGTCTATCCGTGATCAGGTAGATACCGCGCTTAAAGTTGAACTTACTCCTGAACAGTTTAAAGCATATAAACAAGCAGCTGATGACTACGGAAACCTTATGTCAGCAAGAAACGCGGCAACTCATCGTGACAACATTCTACAGCGCCAAGACCTTATTTCATTTGGTGCAAAGAACTCTGCGCTACTCTCTGCTCTTGGTGTGGCGTTAGGCGCAGGAACTGGAGGACTAGGCACGGTTGCTGCAGGCCTAGCCGGGGCTGGAATAGACAAGGCTATGGCAACACCTGCTTTTAAAACGCGCCTTGCTTCGCTTCTCGCAAAGCTTGCTCCAAAAGACGTTGCCACATTCTTTGAAAAAGTACCTACAGCAAAAAGTTTGTATAATGAAAAAGAAATTAAAGGTCTTTTTGATGAGATTAAAGCAAACCAGAAAACTATGGGGGGCTTTGTCTCACCTGGTGAAATACAAAAGTCTTTTAGTAAGGCATCTGTGCCTGGAACAGACTTACTACAAGAAGCTAAGAGGTACAAGAGCGCAGAAGACTTTGTGAAGGCAAAGTCAGACCCACTATATGAGTTTAAAAACTATAAGACAATAGAAGATAAAGATATAGCTCGAGGTACAGTAAAAGAGGCAATAAATGATATAGGCGGTATTAAAAATGTTAGTAGAGGCACTGTAAACATAAACGATTTAATTACAACTGAAAAAGTAAATATGTTTAGTGCTAGAGCAAAGCAGGTAGTAAACGAAGTAAAGTCAGGTGTCAAAACTCCGATTGTTATTGATGAGTACGGAGCGGTTATGGATGGACATCACAGATTAAATGTATACAAAGAACTCGGGATAAGAGAAATACCAGTTATTGCACCAAAAGGAACAGAGTTTGTAAGACCTATTTCTAAATATCAACTTACCGACATCTGGAACAAAGCAAACAAAACTAAAGCAGGCGATAGTGGTAAATATGTGGAAGAAATCTATAAAAAATAAAAGCAACGGTTTGTAACTATACACAACTACTCCGCATACACCAAGTTTAATCTGATATAATAACACCATGATACAACCAGTCATTAGAGGTAAAGTAAAAAAACAAGCGCCGAAAAGGCTGGTTCAGCCTAGCGACCTTGATTTTGTGGCTAAGTTAGGCGCTAACTATGACATAAAAAGAATAGCCGAAGAGGAAGTGGCAAAAATAGACAGTTATGCAGAAAAAGCTATTGCTGAAATAGGTGACTTTTCAGAGGAAATTATTAAGAAAGTTAATGAAACCACTGAACTTTTAGAGGAAAAAGTAGAAGCCGCCATAAACACACTAAGAGATGGTGATCCGGGAGCAGATGCAGATGAAGAAAAGATAAAAGAAGAAGTGCTTGCAGAGATAAGAAAAACTCTTGATAAAGAGGCTATTATACAAGAGCTATTGCTTCGTATACCACCAGTACAGATGGTTGATGAGAAAGCATTGCTTAAAAAACTTCTTGCAAGAGTGCCAGAAAGTAAAGAAAGTCTTAAGATTATTCGTGAAAATATAGAAGTAGATCCAATGGCCATTATTCAAAAGATAATGGAACTTCCGCCTGGAAAGTTTAAAATAAAGTCTGAACACGTTGATGGTCTTGAGCAAACTATGTCTGCATTTCGCAGTCAATTAGGTAAAGGATATTTGCATGGAGGTGGCGATACTATTATTGCTGGCACAAACATAACAACAAGTGTAGCAAATGGAAAGAAAACAGTTTCTTCTCCCTATGGTCTTTACAACAATCTTGTTTTTCCTACCCGCCCAAACACTCGCACCCTCGTTCCGACTGATGTCGACCAAGTTCAAAGTGTACAAGACACAACTCTTGCGGTTGGCCAGGTTAACCTTACAGGTAAATTTAATCTTCTTGCACAATCATTCGTAGCAGGTAGAACACCAACTGTGGGTGTGCAGCTTTGGAAAGCAGCAAACACAGGGACATTTACAGGTACTTTTAAAGTAGCAATGCAGGCTGATGTAAGTGGTGCTCCGTCAGGTGTCGACCTTGCTTCTGTAACTTTAACTAACGCAGCTTACAACGCTCTTCCTGTAGGGCTTAACCTGTACACTTTTACGCAGCCATACTTTACAACAGTAAGTTTTACCTATTGGATAGTCATCACCACCTCAACCGCAGACGATGCAAACAGACCAAACATTGGAGCTACTAATGGTATTGATACTCCTAACTCAGGAGATAGATACACAAGCGGTAAAGCTCGTAGGTGGAATGTTATCGACGGATGGGTTGATGTCGGGGCTTTGTTTGACCTCGTATTTCATGTAATGACCACAAGACCTAACGAAATAAACCTTGCTCCCTACCTAACAAGAAGCCTTACTGCACTTTATTCTTCTAGGCTCTGGAGCCCTACAGGATTACAGTTTCCTACTCCAAGAGTAGAAGGAGGAGACTTTACATGGAGTAAAGCAGGAGGCATTACAGCAAACTCTAGCTATCCTGGATATTTCTACGCAGGAGCAAACTCAGTCAACTATGGAACTGGCGGCAAACAATACAACACACTAGCTGTTTCTTTTATTCATACAGGTCCAGGTCTTTCAGTATGGATTGGAGGATACCTTCAAACATTTCTTGTAAAAATAGATGACCAATATCTTACTTTTAACACTGCCACCTTACCAAATGATGGAGCGTTCTGGTTTCTCAACCTTACTTTCCCTGTAGGAACAAGAAGAAAAGTTGAGCTTGTATTTGCATCAGGAACAAACAAGTTTTTTGGAGGGGTGTACACAGGTTCATCAGACACAATTCAGCCAGTAGCACTTCGAGGCCCAAGAACAATTATTATAGGAGACTCATTCACAGAAGGAAGCAACGCTGCTTCAGGCGCTGCGTCAAACTATGTCACCGTGCTTGGAGACTTCCTTGGATGGGACGACATCTGGGGGTCGGGTGTTGGTGCTACAGGTTACTTAACTGCTCCTGGAGGCAAATTAACCTATCGAAACAGATTGGCTACTGACGTCTATCCTTTTAATCCAGACATTGTTGTTTTTACAGGAGGCATTAACGATGTCACAGCAGGTTTTACCGCAGCTCAAATAGCAGCCGAAGCGCTTCTCTGTTTTCAAGCAGTAAGAGCCGCCCTTCCTAACGCACTCATCATCTGTGTATCGCCGTGGCTTTACCGTGGGGCATCATACATAACGGTAGCTAACTTAGCAGTAAGCCCATTACTCAAAGCAAACGTAGAATCAGTCGGAGGTATCTTTATCAACGTGCAGCAAATGCCTCTTCCAGCGCACATTACTCCTCACGTTACAACGCTTACCGCAGCAGCTACAGCAGGAGTCACTACTACACTTTCTACAGCATCCCCTCTTTCACAGGGGGCGCACTATCAATTCGCAAATGGGTCGATGGTGCGTGTGCTTAACGGTGCAAACCTTATCGACAACTTAACTGTAAGCCAATTAAACGGTGCAACGCTCACTCAGGTAGGAGCGCCATATATAACAGGAAATGGATATGTGGGCGCTACTACTGGCGTGGGGAATAGCGATGTGCTTATTTCCTCTGACAGTACGCACCCAACGCAGAGGGGGCACGAGGCGATGGCAGAAGCATTCTTTTATGGACTTATGAAACTAATTAGAAAAAACTAAAATGACAAACTTTACCTACACACTCTCATTAACAGAGGAAGAAATTACTAACCTTGCAACATTTCTTGGGACAAAAGGTTTCCAAGCTTTAGCAAACGACACAGCAACAGCAGATGCTTACATCAAAGCAAAACTAGCAGACATGTATAACGGTGTTGCTCGTGAAGTTCTTGAATATAAAAAGCAAGAAGTAATTAAAAATCTTGATATAACCCCAAAGGAAATTACTGGAGGAGCTGCTTAATATGAGTGTTGAACTTACTTATCTTAACAATGGAAAATGGGTGGTTGAAGAAAGTTTTACAGTTAATGAATTTACAATACCACAAGGATTTGAAACAGACCTTGCTTCAACACCAAGAATCCTTTGGTCTATATTTCCTCCTTTTGGTAAATATCTACGAGGTGCAGTAGTGCACGATTATCTATATACATATAGAACCGTAGACAGAAAAACGGCAGATAAAACTTTTTTTATTATAATGAAAAAGGATGGGGTGCACTTTCTTGTTGCGCATACTTTTTACTTTGCTGTAAGAATCTTTGGTTTTTTAAAGTATTAATTTATATGAAACCAGAGACATTAGGAGAAGTTAATATAATGTTTGCAAACTTGATCAGCAAGTTTGAAGATTTGTCAAAAAAAGTTGATGAAAACACAAAGATATCTCAGGCAACACTAGATCAAGCCATTAAAACCAATGGCAGAGTTAATATTATAGAACCGCTTGCTTTTGATTATCGTGAACGTCGTGCACAAGCAAAGGGAGCTGTGACTATGTGGGTAATGTTGGGGACAGTTGTCGTGTCTTCTGGAGGGTTTTTAGGTACAATGTATTTGGAGAAGGTTCAGAGAGAAATCACAGATGGGGTAGTTTCTACATTAGAAAGTAAATACAATATTGAATATGAAGAAAACAACACTCAAATTGTCAAAAAAAAGTAAACCTACGTTAAAACTTAAGAAAAAATGATAACATATAAATACGCTTTTTCTTTATCCCTTGCAAAAATAAGAAAAGTTTTAAAAACAACTATCTTGTTTTTAAAAAAGATGATTAAAGAAGAAAATGCAAGACCATAAACAAACACTCCACTTAGAAAGGCCAAGGTGGAGTGTTTGTTTATGTAAGAACTATTTTGTATTGATTTGTTAGCACTCCCCAGAAAGAACTTGTTAATCTACGAGTAAATTAACCTTTTTAAGTATAATATGATATCCACATGACGTACAGCAGCTATCCACTTTTTTATGTATACTATTACACATGAACACACAAGAAGAAACTTATTTTACTGGACTGCTCCCTGACACACGTACAGAGGCAGAGAAAGCTAAAGATTGGAAGAGTACCGAGCTGTATGCAATGGGGACTCCGCTTTCCTTTCGGACTGTAAGTGAAGGAGGGTGGAAGAAGTATCAAGTAAGAAATCAAGACGGATCAGGGTCTTGCGTAGCAAACACTGTGGCTAAGATGCTAGAGGTTAAACGTGCTATGGCAAAAGGAGACAGTATCAAGTTTTCACACGCTCCTATTTATCTTAACCGTTCGAACAAGCCGGGCACAGGTATGATTGGCGTTAACGCACTAGAGCTTGCCACAAAGTTTTCGTCTTGCCTTGAAACTATCGTGCCATCTGAGAATATGAATGACGCGCAGCTTGACGCTATTAAGTTACCTAAGAATTACGAAGACCTCAACAACCTTTCTGTGCCTACCCACTACACTACCTGCCCGGTGGAATTTGACTACATTGCTAATATGGTAGAAAAAGAAGGTTGCGCTATGATCTGGGTGAACACAGATTATCAGTCATGGTGCAAAGATATCCCTACAGTTGGTGGTAAAAAAAATGTCGTTGTACACTCAATTACTGCTGTTGATTATTTTAACTTTAACGGTGTCGATTATATTCTTATTGAAGACTCATGGGGTAAGTTCGGTAAGTACAATGGGCAGAGACTTCTTACAAGAGAGTTCTTTAAAGACGCTGTATGGTTTGCAGGGATACTTCTCGACTTTAAATATGATGTAACCGACTTAGCTTTTCAGCCTTTCAACACTATCATGGAGTTCGGACAGTCATCATCTGAGGTAAAAAGGCTACAGCAGCTTCTTCAGGCTCGTGGCTTCTTCCCATCAGGCCAAGAGTGTACTGGTTTTTATGGGTCAATAACAGCTTTAGCGGTGTATCAAATGCAGATAAAGTATGCGGTAGACACACTTAATGTATTAAATGCACTACGAGGTAAAAGGGTGGGCAGAAAGACTCTTCTTAAGATAAACGCTAAACTGTTATAGTTTAATACTTTTTATACTGATTTCCTTTGCGCGCTCTAGTGTGAGCGACTTGCGCTTTGACCTGTCACGTTCGAGCACAAATGTTTCTGTATCTATCACAATCATCCATTTAGGATAGTGTATAAAAATAGGAGCAGGAGCGTTTATATACCACGCATAGTCCGGCGCTCCGATGGTTCCGTTTGCTATGCGGATCAGATTACCTTTGCTACTCTTTGAGGCCATCGCATTGTTGATCTGCTCTTCTTTAACTTCGCTGAAAGCTAAGTAATCTTTACCACGACTATCTTTAACTTCAATCGGGCAACTAATAGGCAGGGGGTGTGCTTTTAGATAGTGACGGAGCACTATCGAGAAGTCAGCTTCGGAAGATTTCATATAGATATTATTGCTGCAAATTTTCTTCTAAAACGATTTTTGGGGTGTATTTTATCTGTTTGTCCATCTATAAACATAAAAATCTGATAAAGACCCTTGCACCTTAAATCAAACGAGTGCGCTTTATGAGTTTTACCATTCCCTTTTACATCGTGGTGAAAGTTTATAGTGTCACCTTCAATAAAAGCGTGCACTCTGTTGGCTAATATAACATCCGTGTGCTTGGGAGTACCTATTGGCAATTGATAACCACGATTTATGGCGTCTATAAATCCAGCTTTTTTTAAAAGCTGAAAAGGTGTGTGGTTTACTGGTGTGTACTTCATATAACCTTAGCAAACTGCGCTTCGTGGAAGTCTTGTTTATTTAATAATGTATTATATACCGCATTGTCTACCTTCCCTGACAGTAAGTATACATACAGGTTCTTATCTAGGTTGTTAGCACGCAGGGTTCGCCACTCTGACTGCTCCTTGTTCACAAAGGAATAGTCCTGTGAGGCGTAAATCGTACAACGAAAGCTCGGAAGCTCCCAACCTGCACTAATTGCCGTTTGCGCGATAACAACGCAACGTGGGCTAGTTTCAGCCACGTGGAGCATGCTTCCCCTATCCTTTGTAGCACCAGTTAGCGTGTAAACTGGTATTTTTAGTTTTTGTATATGCTTTTCTATAAGGTGTATTTGCTCTGTGTATTTCGCAAAGATCAGGACCTTTGGATATTCTTCGAGCAAGTCCTCAATAGCTTCTAGCTTGCCTGTAGGGAATACTTGCGACTCGCTAAAGTGAGTACCTGCTAGGACACCTTGCTCCACTTGGTGTTTCTTTCCAACGAGCACAAGAGGGTCCGGGTATTCTATAGGTAATTCTTTCAGCATCTTTTCTTGAGAGGCGGTTAATGGTATTTGTTTCACAACAAACGTCTGCTGTGGAACGTCAAAGTAGTCACTCATACGCCCTGTGTAGCCTAGAGTACGAACTGCTTTACCAAGCCTGTCCTTAGTAGCCTGATCTTTCTTTGCCATCCATATCTGTCTCATACCCATGCGCACTTGCGTGTAGAAGGCCTCTCTAAACTTGTAAAAGTCCCAATCCTTGCCTAGCATCCACGCTATACCTAGAACACACATAGGGGAGCGCGTAGGGGTAGCAGATACTGCATATATACGCTTCGGATCTGTTCTCTTTAAATATTCCATTGTGGCTTCAAATAATTGTGAGGACTTAGGTATTGTTACTCCCTTTCTACTTCTTGTGTCAGGAAGCAGCCCTGCAATCATGTGGCTTTCGTCAAATATCACAGTGTCGTATCTAGGTAGGGACTTATGGTCTCGTCTGAATGTTTCTTTAGATATTACATGTGGATGAAGTGGCTTATTGTCCATAAGTGTCCATGCTTTCTCCCACGTTTTATCTTCTACTGTGGTCTTAGGAGCTACTACTAATGTTGTGCCATAAATAAGGTGCATTGCAGTTAGGGTCTTCCCAGTTCCGCATCCTAGTGCTAACAGTGCCTTTTCTCTATCCTCATTAATAATGTCTTGTTGATGTTTATATAGCTTCATAGATTCACAATAAACTCTACTATCTCGCCTAGAGATAGTTCTTTAACAAACCTCTGGTTACCATCTTCGTACACTCCAAACGTTCCTGACATCCACACATCTAGGCGTATATGATCACGATGGAAGCGAATCAGTCTTTGAGGTGCTCTCTCAAACTCTATTTCAAATCCGACTGCTTTTGCTGTTTTGATTATTGATTCTTTCATGTGTTTATAAGGGGACTGATTGGAGTTACATCTAACTTAGAAGAAGGAACCAACCTTCTAAAAAATTGTGCTGTCTTATTAGTCGACAGACTCCTTCAGTTACCCCTTACAAAGACACGAAGTCTTTGTAGACTATGTTAGTCGTTTTGTGTAATGCCTTTGTTAAGCCACATTGCACTTTCTTCGAGCTTAGTAAGAGCTGTACTCTTGCCTCGTCCGTAGATTACTGAACTCTCAATCTCTCGATAGAGAGCTTCGTACTTATCTCTAAAGTTTTGCATCTGTGCAATCATTTCTTCTGTCGGTTGGACATACTGAAATGTTACTGGACGCTTCATTGTTGAGCCAACTGATGGTAGTGGATTCATATAGTATTAGTTAAATCCATCGTCATCACCATTCTCCTCTGCGGAACGTTCTGCAAGGAACTCTTGACCCATGAGGAAAGTACCGTCATCGGCTTTTGGTGTGAACACTTTAATAACTTTTGTCTTGTTGTAACCCTTCACCTTTGGAGGTAGTTCATCTTCAAACTTAAGACCGAACATCTGACCAATCTTCACGTGTGCCATTCTACTTGAGATGAACGCACGATCACCGACTGATACGATATCGCCTTCTTCAAGAACAACTGCTGGCTCTACAACCTTTTTGTCTTCGTCAATGGTGTGGTATGAGCACTCCTTAACTTTGACTTCGTAGACCTTCTGCTTCTCACCTTCCTTTCCAGGAAGTGTGGACTTAACTTCTTTGATAGCAGTTAATGTTCCGTATACATAGTCACCAATCTTAGACCATGCTACGAAATTATTATTTGCCTCGTTTGAAGCGTCATCCCAACTTGTTGTCTTGTTTTTTGTTGCCATAAATGTTTGCTTGTTTATTGTTATTAGTTTACGCACATAGTAGGAGGGAGAGAAGAGACAACATGTTATATGTAGACGCTTACTAACGTTACTCCCAGTGTAGACTTGCTAACCAGTTGGACGTCGATACGTTTTCTATCTCCTCTTTCCCTCCTACTTTACATATTTTAGCGTACGTTATAAGATAACGCAAGGACGCATATTCGGCGTATGTGGATAACCGCATTATCGCCGTGTATACTGTAAAACAGGGGGGTGATTAAGTTCTACAGGCGTTCGAATCGCCAGCCCCCGCCAGATTGTTCTTTACAAAGGAAAAAACATGACTTGCGCAGAATGTAAACAAGTTTTGAAACCGCATTTTGGGTACTTCACCCTTCTTGTGGCAGGGGAACGCTTTGATTTCCACCTCACATGCAGACCAGAGTTTGCATACCTCAAGGAGCAACATGAAGAAGCAGCCAAGCAACCCAGTCTTTTCGGAGAAGGTGGTAAAAGCTCTTCTCATGAACTGCATGGTGTGCGGTAAGCCAACGGAAGGCTTTTATGGCGGACACGCAAGTGAAAGTTCGGTACCACAAGGAACTTGCTCGAGAGAGTGCGAACTTGTCCAAGCAGCAAAGCCGAAGTACGACAGCTACTACAGCGAGGAAAATTACCTCATTCGTCAATCTGAAAACGAGGAGCACTGACATGTACCTTTACTGGCTTGTCTGGTTCAACATCATCTTCGGCATTCCGCCGATAAAACCCAAGGAGTAATCATGAAGTTCGACAAAAACCTGTGGGACGATGTGCGCTTTGTCGCAATAGTCCTGTTCTTCTTTATCGTCTTCTGCCGTGGCCTGTGGGAGCTGTGCAAGTCCGTTTACAGGTGGTTCGCATGAGCTTCCTCTCAGTCGGACTTTCCGTCATTGCCCTTCTCGCCGTCCTTCACATGCTTGCGCAAGTGCTGGTCGACTTCTACAACCTCGTGAGGAAGCCATGAACCATATCAATTTGCGAACGACATCAATGTCGCTACCTCTTCCTAAGCCGCGTTTCGTTTGCTCGCGGTGCGGCGGACTCATTGGGGCGTTTTGCCCTCGTGATCCAAAAGACGATGCAACCCACTATTATTGTGGGCTCAAGAAATGAACGTAGCACAAGCAATCCAAAAGAGCGGCCTGTCAGAACTTGAGTTCTTTCAAACCGCATACCTCAAAATCTTTGGCAAGGTTCACAACTGCGTCAATGATGTTGTCCAATACAGGCAGCACTCAATCGTGCCGCCTTACATCACGAAATATATCCAAAAGATGTATGGCTGACGACAAGACCACCCCACAAGGGTGGTTTATTGTCTTTTTTTAATATACTCTTCCATTTCTTTTCTTGTTTTATTAATTCTTTCTGCAAAGAGTAACACATCTTTCATGGAGCGCTTGGTAACAAAAGATGCTACTTGCCCTCCTTTTTTAAATTCTATGTTTCGTGTGCCGGATAGAAAGTCTTTGAATGATTGGTCTACTTCTTCTGTTGGCATCCAGTGTATGGTGGCTAGTACTTGCTCCGGGCGGATCTTCTTAGATAGCCACAAAAGAAGGCAGTAGAAAGTTATCTGACCGTGCTCATCAGCGCGCTTCTGGTCCCACGGTTTCTTTCCTGTCTTGTATTCGTGGAGCGGATAGACAGCATCTTCTGGTAAGTCTCCAAATGAGTCAAAATACCCCACAAGCTTGGTATTTCCTAGTTTTACCTGTACTCCGTATTCCATGTGCTTCTGTCGTGGAATATGTGGCATGAAGTTAGGGTCTGTCGCTAACTTCTCTCCTATATCTTTTCCAAATTCCATTTCCGCAGAGGTCTTCTGCGGCTCACCTAGATAGTATTTTCGATACCATTGGTCAGGTGAGTATTCAAATGATGACATTTGCGACCACGAGAATGGGCGATTTTTCCAAGTGTTAAATAATTCATTCGACATAGTTTTTGTTTTTTGTTTTAAATATCTTTCTCATGGCTAGGCTGTAAACCTTTGCCGCCTTTACAACTCTCTTCCCGGTACATCTGTCACAAACAGTATTTCTCTGCTGTCTTTCCCTTACGCAGTCATCACCGCACTTAGTACAGGTTACTATCATACGTCTTTCTTTATCCCCCCATCAATAAATCCTTTCTTGTAGGCTTCCTTTAGCTCTAAGTTGCATACATTTGTAGCTTCCATAGCCCCAAGGTCGTAAGCTTCTTGTAAAGCTGTGGCAAAAAACAATTCAATAGACGCTTCCATATTTTCTTCAAAATACTCACGCCACTGTTGTAGTTTTTCTTTAATGAACAGTTTGTTTGCATCTTTCTTTGAAAAGATACTATCTAAGGAGTTAGTATCTTTTGTTTCCTCCAAAGATTTTTCTCCTATACTCCAAATGTAGATGGGGCAAATTATTTTATAGATAAAGTGTTTTATTTTGTATTCAATTTCTTCTTTGTGCATATTATTTCTTAATTTTTTCTAATTCTTCTTTTAAGTAGGTGAGTAAGTCTTGCTCTAGCAAAATGTTTGCTTCGTAGTCTTTATCATATTGGCTTTTTTGTTTTATGATCTCAATTACCCCTTCAATAATCGCTACATGAGAGAAGCGGAGGAGCTTTTCTACTTCTTCTGGGTTTAGCACCATTCCTTCATCTAAGTGATACATTTCTTTTTCATTCAGTAACTCATACTGTGCTTTGCTTATGTCGGATATTTTCATACTAATTTCTTAGGCAGACTTCAAAGTCTCCACCGTAGTACCCGTTACCATACCCAGTATCAACACGAGCCACCATAACTCCATTTACATACAAGTCATACACATCTTCGTTTTGGTCTTTTGTAGCAACTGTTTTTACTGTAATTTCTTTGTTAATAAACTTTTTATTTACATCTAAACTAGACCACCCATTACCACACCCCCCACACCCTGCGTTGCTTTTTATTTCGTAGTATTTACCATCAACAACCATAATCTCACTGTCAATAAACCTTATTTTTTGACCAATTAAACCTTGAATAAAGCGAAAAAGAGTATCCTGCGTTCTGTTTATTTTATATTTGTCGAGTACAATAACTTTTATTTCTTTTTCTCCGTTTCTAATCTTATTTTTTAGCCTATGATAACCGTCAATCAGCGTGTACTCGTCTCTCCACGTTTTTCCTACCACGAGTGGTTCGTCAATATCTAATGGCTCAATCATCTTCATAATAGAGCCGACATAAGCAATTTCAGATACCGGAATGATGTCTTCGTGCATTTCATTTATGGTAACTGTGCCTATATTTTTATATTCTTTATTTAATTTTGTTTCTAGTGTTTCTTTCATACGTCATTCCCTAGGGGGGTTATAATTTATAAGCTTCTTTATATTCGCGGTAAATATCAAATTTACCGACTATCTCTCTTTCAAAAACGTCTTCTAGCCATATCCACTGGTTGTCAATAGTTTTTACTGGTAGCCATGCGTATACTCTTTTCCATTCTGATGGGTCTACACATATTTTAGGTTTTGCTTTGCATTTCATGTTAGTTAGTAAGGGTTGGGGTTAGTTAAAGAAACAGATTAGTAATGCTATTGCCATAGCTGGGACAAGGATGTACATACAGCTGTAGTCTCTCTCTGGGAAGAGTAACCTATGAGCTTTCCATTCTGGGTTTACTGTTTGAGGGAAACAATCCGAATGAACGTCTCGCCCATTGTAGTTACCAATAGCGTCAAAGTTGCTAAAGTCTTTGCCGCAAATGTTGCATTTTGCCATGGTGACTAATTAATCTCAGACCTTACACACTTCCCCTTGTTATTAAGATCAAACTCAAAGCCTAGCGACCTGCACTCCGATTGTCTCTGCTCCCAATATGCTGCGGTGGCTCTGTCTCTTTTTTCCATCAAATGCCCCGCGTAAGCAAGTATAAGGACTATGAGAACAATTGATCCATAGTAGATAAATGTTTTCATATTAGCGGTCATTTGCATAGCCTAGTTCATCACTTGCGCCACTAAAGTCTTCGTCTTGATATGGAGTTTCTTCATTCGCCTGTTGCTCCATCTCTTCTTCTTCAATAAATTCTGGTTCTAAGTTTTCTTCTTGCATATAATTATTGGTATTTCTATAGTATATTCGGTGTACGTTATAAATGCAACTATGGGGGTGGGGATAGCTAAAAAGGCGTATCGTCACTAGAATATTCGGAGCTTTGTCGCTCTCTATCTACCATATTACACTCATAGCATAGCTCGTACTCTTCCTTTTTATAGTTGCCACACTTACATATTAGATCACCTGTCTTAGCACAGTCTGTGCAGTAGAATCCTCCTTTGTGAGCGTACATTGGAAAGCCTGCGCGGACATCTTCCTCGCAGTGATGACATTGTGATGTGAAGCGGACGTTAAAGGGGTTAGCCATATCTTTAGATTATATTTATTTGAATCCCGAATGGGAGTGTATACCTTTTCCAACCTCCCTTTTGTTGTCGTGGTCTACCGTTAGCTTGTAGATGTTCAGTACCGTAGTCTGTTATTTTCATGCACAAGATGAGAACATTTGGCTTTAGAGCAAAGCCTTGATAGTGGACAGTTGATGGATACTTTAAAATCTCCACTCCGAAGTACCATTTGTTTAGCTTCATCTGTTCTCCTTGTTGTGGTATTGAGCCTAGTATCATATTAGTATTTTCTATTTGTTATGTCCCACCAAAAAGCAATTAACTTTATCTTCCAGTTATTATAGTATCTGCCGTTCTTACATCTTATACACTCTTCATCAGGAGTAAAGTGTGTTGAGCAGATTGAGATCCATATTTCTTTCCACCATAAGTATCCTTTGTTTTTCATATAGTTAAAATAGTGTTACTGGAGGAAACCGTTTAGTGGTCTCCTCGGTTGGTATATAAAGCACCCTACGCTTTCCGTCTTTGATTCTGCGTACCGTTTCAAGACGAAGCGTGTTCTTTAGTATTGGTGGAATGATAACATTATGGAGTTGGTTCATACGCTCCTCTCCTTTACCAATTGCCATGTCGTATACCTCCTCTAGTGTATACCCTTCCTCACGTTCTTTTTGTGACCGGTCATAGTACCAGTCGATTATCTTTGTTTCTTCAAAACGCTCCTGTCTACGGTCATCTTGCATCTCTTTTACTGTTTCTGTGTTGAGTCCATCGTAAAGATTCTCGTTAAAAGTAACTGCACGGTGGTATGCCTCAGCGTAGAGTTGCTCCCTGTTTTCTTTTAACCAGTCTATATTCACCTCGCCTACGCAGGATACCGGAAGCCACCTTCTATTCCCTGTACTATCTTTTAGGTACTTAGCATCATTTGTAGTCATAGCAAACACACAGCGTCTAGGCCGTTCCTCTATCTCTCTACCATATGGGGATCTAAAGGCATCTATCTGTGTGGTGATAATTGACTTAAGCAGCTTGTCAGATGCCTTATCCTGTAATTCTCCTTCTGAGAACTCTACGATAGTTTTTCCTTGCATTAACATAAAGAAATCCTTGTTGTTAGGGTTAGTGGTAATTTCTGCGTACCAATCCTCTGCCAGAACCCTAAAGGAAGTACTCTTCTTTATGCCCTGTTTACCCTCTAGCACTAGTACATTGTCGAATTTACATCCTGGTACGCAAACTCGCTTAACTAACGCCTTGAGCCATTGTGTACCGAATGCCTCGTATTCTTTCTCGTATCCTATGGTGTTATATGTCCTCTGTATCCATTCGTGTAAGCGTGGCTTTTGATCCCATACTAGTGACTCGAAGTATTCCTTAGCAGGATCAACAGCGTTTTCTTTACAGTATTGAAGCACAGCGTTTATCACATAGGAGTCACTTGCTGTACGGAGAGCGTAGTCTGGGTAGTTTTGTGCAAGGATAGTCTGAATAAGGTTTTTATCATTATCTTCGTAACGTCTCCATTCTTTCTTTGGTGTTAACACCTCCTTAGTGTCTAGCCATTCGTTGTAGCGTAATGTTCCGGCTAGTCCATCAGTTATCCGTAGTGCAATAAGGACGTTCTCCTTACAAGGGATTATTACCTCACCATGAGCTTTCGTCCATTGTGTTAGAAACTCTGTATTTACTGTTGAAACACCTCGTGGTGTGTAAACGTTCTTACAAGCAGCTATAGCGTTATCTATAGACCTCTTTCTATACTCCGCTCTCCCTTGTGTCTTCTTTCTTTGACCAAGAGGGGACGATCTCCATATAACCTCCATCTGAGTGGCGTTCTTTCCGGTCCAGAAAGCAAGTGTTGAAAGTAGTGCCATATCAGCTCGTGATTCGTCATCATCGTACTTTGTAGTATCTCCTTCATAGAGTTTCTTTATATCCTCACCATTTTTAGAAGCAAACATCCTTTCTAACACCTCTTCGTCAGGCATAGTATGCGATATCTGTTTTACTGATTCTGTGGAGTCGGTACCCTTTCCCCAAGGATAGCCGATTATGGAGAGAATCTGTAAGATTTCAGCTTCGTCCACCGTCCTTACTGGTATAGCCTTATTAAAAGGATTATTGGTCGTGGCGATGAACCTTACATCTGCATACACTTCAAAAGGAGCCTTTTTGTTAGCGAGAGGAACGAATGGAGTGGTGCATTCTAGGAATATGTGAAGTCCTGTACCTGACTGTGATATCTCGGTAAAGGTATTAGCTTTTTTTAGGAGTGCTAGGATAATGTCCGCTTGTGCGTGTTTTACCTTTCCATCCTCTACTACGTGGTCGATATCTATGCAGATCAGTTTTCCATCGTGGAGCATAATACCTACTCCTGCAAAGCCATTAGATCCATTATCTGCTGCAGTTGATACTGCTTCATACGTGTTCCAGGTTAGTGGGTCGTTAGACTTAGCTTTTACTGTTTTTGTTTGGTACGGAACTTTTGTGTGCTTTACATTTCCATCCTTATCTTTAACGGGGACTAGCTTCCAATTTACCCAACGCTTCTCGTTTATGTATTTTTCAATAAGTGGACTTTGCATACTAGAATTGTGAATATCTATAAGCTAAACCCTTATAACAGTATGTTTCTCCACCCTCATTAAAGTCTACAAAAATAGTGTCATTTTCGTATATAACTATTGTTTTTACAGTCTTTGTTTTTCTATCAGGGACTATGTGTGCTCCTGAGACTTTTTCTCCAACAATAAAATCTTCGTATCCACTTCCTGTATATATTCTCAAACTTTGTGTCTCTCTATATTTGTCCATATATATATGTGGAATCCAGTATGTTGCTTTCCAATTGAGTTAGAAAAGCAACATACTGGACTCAATTTAGGCAATATGAACTAAAATGTCATTTGCTTATTTGTAGTATATAAGTAGTTTTGTGTACGTCAAAGTGGATAACTTACGTCCATAGGGGGTGGACGATTTGAGG